GATATAGATGATAATGAAAGTTCTCCTGCAGGTGTTGCATTACTTTTTAAGGTTGGAGATTTAATTAGAATTGAAGATGAGATAATGGAAATAACAGGCATTACAGACTCTGGAGGAACTGAAGATACTTTAACTGTTAAAAGAGGTTTATTTGGATCGACTGCAGCTACACACGCAGATAATACTCAGATAAGGCTTCCATTTTTTAATAACTATGATGATTTTAATACATATTCTACTGCATCTACTGATGTATCAGGTAATTTTAAATCTACAAACTTTTTTGCAAAATATAGAAACAATACAACTACTGTTCAAGATGGTTTATGTAGAGGAACAGTAGCTATTAAGTTTTTTGAAGCAGGTTATCAAGAGTTTGGACTTTCAGGTATAACATCAGCAACAAAAACAGGTTTAACTACATCTACTCAATATTTCGTTAAGATAGGTATAGATGGAGCAACAGCAGATGAAATATCAATTACAACTGACTCTAGTGTAGATACATTTGGTGGAGCAAATGGATTTATAGCAAAGTTGCAAACTGCAATAGATGCTTTATTTTCAGATGCAAGTAAGAATAATTTTCAGAAAGGAGCGACAGTATCTATCGTAAACGGAGATATAAGGGTAACCTCAAAGCAACATCTTTCTACATCCGCTATCGCGCTAACAGCAGGAACAAGTGGTTCAGATACAACAACAGAAATATTTGCACAAGCAATAGGTAGATTACCTGCCGCACCAGAAGGAGCAGTAGCAGCAAAACTTCCTGATGATAATATTGTAAAAGATGGAATATCAGCACCAAATTCTGAAGCATACTTAATGGATGATGGTTTTGGAAATTTAATTGCAGGTTCTTCTGCACAAGGTAGCGGAACGATAGACTATGATACAGGTGCAATAAATTTAACAGGATGTCCAAGTAGAGCAGACTTTGTATTTTCTGCGATAGGAACATCAGGTTTAGCTTGTGGAGGAAATACAAATTTAAACACTCTTACAAGTATAAGAGCAAGAAGTACAAGTAACAAAAGAAAAGCGAAAATACAGATAATAGCATTTAATAAATAAGGAGAATAGATATGCCAGGACATTATGGAAAGAAAATGAATAAAGGTAAGAAAAAGAAAAAAGGGATGAAAAAGCGTAAGTGAAATGGCTAAAAATCTTAAAGGTATAAGTTTGAAAGGTCTTTCAAAGAGTCAAAAAAGTTTAATGTCTAAACATAAGATTCATCATACAAAAGCTCATTTGAGAAAAATGGCTGTTGAGATGAGAAAAGGAAAGACCTTTAAACAATCACATAACATAGCTATGAGGAAGACTGGCAAGTAATGGCTAAGTATCAAGGAAGAACTGTACGTCTTAATAAGCCTAGTAGAATTACTAAAGGACAAGCAGGATATGGTCGCAAGAAATTTAAAGTATTTGTGAAGTCAGGCAATAAAGTCAAGAAGGTTATGTTTGGTGATCCTAATATGAGAATAAAAAAGTCTAGTCCTGCTAGAAGAAAATCTTTTAGGGCAAGACATAGATGCGCAACTGCAACGGATAAAACAACACCAAGATATTGGTCTTGTAAGAAATGGTAAGTTATGGCTAGAAAAAAAAGAAGAAAAAGTAGAGTTAATGAAGCAGGTAATTATACTAAACCTGCTATGAGAAAAAGATTATTCTATAGAATTAAGGCAGGTTCTAAAGGTGGTAGAGCAGGTCAATGGAGTGCAAGAAAAGCACAGATGTTAGCTCGTGCTTATAAAGCAGCAGGTGGAGGTTATAAGAAGTAATGGCACTTAGAAAATCACAAAGGTCATTAAAGAAATGGACTTCTCAAAAATGGGATTATGTAAGTAAGGGCGACAAGAAAAAGCCTAGAAGTAAAAGAGGTAGATACTTACCTGCGTCTGTTAGGAAGTCAATGACAGCTTCACAAAAGGCTTATGAAAATAGAAAGAAACGAGCAGCTAGTAGAAAAGGTAAACAAAGAGCTAAATACTCTAGGTCTACAAGAAGAAAGATGCGAGGTAAATAATGGCAATAGCATATTGTACAGATAGAGAATTGAAAGACGTATACCCACATATTGATGACTTCGACAATAAGACACCTATATATGGGTTTGAGAATACAGATACGCCAAATCAATATCAGGCTAATAATACTGGTTTAATTACACAATTATTTTTTGATGGTATTAAAGGAACATCTGTTACAGATTCCCCTAATGCTACATATGAGTTTAATTACTCTTCTTCTACTGATTCTGTGCAAGTTTTTCATGCTACAAAGAATCCTAATGATATGCTTATAGAAGCAGGTGAAGATTGGGCGACTTTGAAACAAAGATATAGAGAAAACGCATCAAGATATTTAGAAAGTAAATTAGACAAAACTTTACCTAGAGAACAGTTTAAAGATAAAGATGGTAACTATGACTATATAATTGTAAGAACAACTGCATTACTTGCTGCTGTTTTTCTTATACGTTCTCATGATCCGACATCTGAAATTGCATCTAATTTAATGGAAGAAGCACAGGCAGAGATTGACAAGTTAAATGGTGGTGATAATATTTTATCATGGATGAAAACTGCTGACAGTTCTAAAGGAATAGTAAGAGAACAAACACTAAATGGAAATTTAAGAATAGTAGATACTAGAGGCAGATACTTTGGTCAATATGATAGAATAGGTGTGAAGATAGTTACCGCAGGAAAGATTGGTGTAGCTCGTTATTCGGTATGGAGAAGAGATAGTGATAATCTAGGTGCTGAAAGAATGAATAATGGAGAATCAGCAGATATAGTAGAAGAACTAATAAATGGACAATATCAACCTTGTGCAGGATTAGAAATACGTTTTGGTGGCGATACTGCTGATGAAGCTACTTTAAATGATAAATGGGAAATAGAAGTATCTGGTTATTATGAGGAAGTAGATAACGCATCTAGTATGAGATCAGTAAGGATGACTAGATTATAATGCCAGTAACATTTACAAATAATTGGAAGAATATAGTAGATAAACTTCAGTCTATTTTGAGAGCTGAGTTTGGCGGCAGTATGCCTGTATATAGAGGTATGCAAAAAACTACAGGTAACCAATATTTAAGATTAGTTCCTGTAAGTAGTGATTTGTTAAATTACAATTCTACAAGTGAAACTAGAGAATTTACTATACAAGTTTTATATTACTTTTTTGAGAAGAATATGAGAGAAACAGCTTTAGATCATGTAATGAGAATGACATCAAGAATTGAAGCATTAATACATGATAATATAACTATGACACTTGCAGATAGTTCAACATCATTTAATTGTAGATTTAATACTACAACTTTAAACGCAGACGAGGAAGAAGAGGCATATGTTGTTGAATGGGAATGGAAAGGTCAGCATTTAGGAAATGTAACTTAGGAGTATTATGAAAGTAAAATTAAAAGCAAATGAAAAAATATCATCCATGAATAACTATTGTGGTTTAAATATGGATAATTGGACAGCCTTAAATCAGGGCAAAGAGGTGGAATTAGATGAGATTCCAAAATTAATAAAAGAACAAGTAGAGATAGTAAAAACTAACTCTAAAGATAAAGGAGAGAAGTAATGGCTAACGCAGCATTTTCACCTAGAGATTTTAAGGCTTGGATCATAGAAGAAGCGACTCCTGGAACAATTCCTACTATAACATCAGGTTTGTATCAGTTAGATGTAGATTCGGTATCAATGCCATCTCTTAATGTGAATCAATTATTAGATGTAAGAACAAGTACAGGAAGAGTATTGAGTAGTGAGGATTTCTTCCAAGATAATAAAAATAGAGTAACAGAAGTATCTTTATCAGGTATATTTCACAAAGATATAGGTCATACTATGTTACTACAGAATGTATGTGGTGCAAGTATGGGTTCTGTAGCAGATGTATCATTAGCTTATAACGCTACTGGTGTTACAGGAAAATATGGAGTAGCTCAGAATGACGCTACTTTTACATTGGTTTTAGCTTCACCTGATACTACAGATGGATTTAATTTAATAGTTCCTGGAGCTATGTGTACTAATTTTCAAATAAGTGCAGACTCTACTGCTGATGGAGGTGTTTATAAATTTAGTGCTACTATACAATCAGGTAGAATACCTACTCTTAATGACACAACTACAGAAGCAGGAACAGCTTATACCGCAAATCCTATTTCTATATCAACATTAACAACAAAAAAGGTTTATAGTGCAGATGTGATCTTGTCTAATTTTGGCGTAACCATAGATAGTCCTGCTGTATATGCAGGTACTTCTGCTAATGGATACGAAGCATTTACAAGAGGTGCTGAAATTTCAGTTACTGCAACTGCTCAATCAAAGTATGATTCTGCAACAAGAGGCTTTATAAATTCTTTTGACGGACAAGTAGCAGGTGGTCATGATGCAGCCGACTCATTTACAATGACACAATCAACTGCAACAGACTGTTCTATTGATATACCTAGTGCAGTTTTAACAAATACTGCATTGAGTGAAGGTGATATTATGATGATAGATACAGAGTTAAAAGCTGTTAATATTGGTTCAGGTAATGTAATAACTTTTGACTTAGCATAATAAAGGAAAATAATGAAAGAAATTAAACTTAAAAATGGTAATAAGATAAAGTTAAAACAATTAACTTTAGATGATAGAGATTACTTACTAGATAATACACAATACGTCATAGATAATGGTGAGATCAAAGAAGTGAAAATGATGCACTCAACTCTCACCAAATATCTAAGAAGAGGTATAGATGGCGATACATCTGATAAAGCATTGATGAATATGTCATTTGAAGATAGAGTTGAAATATTCAAAGCTATACAAGGGAATATGTTGTTGGGGGAAGAGAATCCCTCAAGCTAACTCTCAACATTCTTAATGAAAGTTGGTGCGAGGGTTGTCAGTACCATAATTTTCCTTACATAGCTACGCCACCTATAAGTGGTGCAAAGCCACGACAGTTTGAGTGTATGGATGATGTATGGACAGTAGTAGATTTATTAGTAGAGGAGGTGAAAAAGTTTAATAGTGAGGGTAAGAGCTTTGATGTTGGTAAGTCTGTTAATGCTCAGTTATCCTTTTTTACTTGCAAAAACTTATTTCATTCTTCAGAGAATCAAAAAGATATACAAAGATACATCTATTGTCAAGATTTTAATATTCAGCCATATCCAGGTAGCTATGGTGAACAACCTTTTAAATGGATAGAAAAAGCATTTATAATTAAGAGTACATTAGCAAAATTGAACAAGGATAAGATAGAAGATGTCAGAACAAAGCATAGTAGTCAAATTTAGAGCCACAGGTGATGCCGCGCTTAAAAAAGCTGTTATTGACTTAGAAAAAGCAACTGCAGCTTTAAAAGGAGAAACATCTAGGCTTAAAGGTGTAAGTGATCAACATAACACAACTATGTTGAGGCAACAAAAAAATGCTACAGGACTATCAAGATCATTTGCTACTTTAAGAAATAAAATGTTATTGTTTAGCTTTGCTATGTCTTTAGGTGGTAGACAGTTAATTAGGTTTACAAGAGATGCCGCAAGAGTTGATACTATGTCAGATGCTTTTTCTAGTTTAGTTGGTGGTACGCAAAATGCAGAAATAGCTTTAGACAAACTTAAAGGTGCAACAAATAATACTATGTCTGAGTTTGACTTGTTCCAACAAGCAAATAATGCTATGGTACTAGGTATAACTAAAAACTCTGATGAGATGGCAGTTATGTTTGACAAGGCACAAAAACTAGGTGCAGCTTTAGGTAAAGATACAAGACAATCTGTTGAATCTCTAGTTACTGGTATTGGTCGTCAATCTAGGCTGATGTTAGATAATATTGGTATTATCGTAAAAACAGACGAAGCATATAAGGACTTTGCAGATGCTAATAATACTACAGTAGCTGCTTTATCAGATACTCAAAAAAAACAAGCATTTTTAAATGCTACTTTAGATGCCGCAGATACAAAGTTAGCTGCTTTAGGACAAAAGTTTGGCGACACAGGCGATGAAATTCTAACGAATGAACAACAATTACAAAGAATTGATGCAAGTTTAGCAAACTTTACAGATACTATTGGTAGAGCATTTATACCTGCTATAGAACCTGCAGCAGATTTAATAGTAGCATTTACAGAGGCTATTGATCCAGAAGATGTAAGAGTTTTCGTAGCTTCTATAGCTACAGGAACAGGCTCTATATTAGCTTTTAATGCAGGTACTACGATAGGAACTACTGCTGTTAATTTATATAGAGGTGGATTAGTTAAAGCGACAGTTGCTATGAGAGGCTTTACTATAGCGATGTTGAAAAATCCTTTTGGAATAGCAGCAATAGCCATAGCAGGAGCTACAGCGGCAGCATTGAAACATTCAGGTGTTTTAAAAAACATGGATGATACAATGAATAAGTTGATAGGCACTTCTAAAGAATTAACTGGAGAGTTTAATAAAGATGTATTTGTTAAAGCTTCAGAAAATGCAGTTAAAATGGGTATGGCTTTAGAAAAACTTGAACTTTCAAACAAAAAACTATCTGACAATGAAAAGAATAGAATTTTATTAGAAAAAGAACACGAATTATTATTAAATCAACAGTTATTTATACAAAAAGCCTTAGGCGAGGATACTCAAGAATATTCAGATATTTTGTTCAAACTTATAGAAAATGAAACAAGGAGAAATGAATTAGCTCAAAAAATAGCAGAAGATACAGAAAAAGAAGCAGAAGCAACAAAGAAAAAGAACGATGCAAAAAAAGATGCAAATAAAAAACTATTAGAAGAAATAGAACTATTACAAGCAAGAAAAGATAATTTTGGTGATGAATTAGGTTTTTTACAAGCTGAAATTGATATTATGCAAAAACAAGCAGATGCTCTTGGAGATACTAATGAAGCTAAAAAATTACAATTAGAAATTGATATAAAACAAAAAGAATTAGATAAAAAAAGAAGTGAGCGTATAATAGAAGAAACTATTCAAACAAAGTTATTAGCAAGTTCAATAGACTCTATGTCTACTGCATTGGCAAACGCAGCTTTAAATGGTGATCATATGGGTAGACAAATAGAAAAAGCGTTAAAAAGAATTGCAGCACAAATATTAGCTAAAGCAGGTGTGTTTGCTTTGCTTACTGCTATTTTTCCTGGTACTGCAGCTGCAGCAGGTTTAAAAGGTATAAATCCTTTTACATTTGCATTAGGTTTAAATACTGCTCATACAGGTGGCTTAATAAAAGATAGAAAAGTACAAAAGTTTGCTACAGGTGGTGTTGTTGAAGGTGAGGACAACGTACCTATTCTTGCTCAAAATGGCGAGTTTGTAATGAGTAGAAGTGCAGTAGAGTCTGTAGGTATAGAAACTATGAATAGGATTAATCAAACTGGCTCGGCAGGTGTTACTGTTAATATATCAGGTAACGTGATGTCGCAGGATTTTGTAGAAGGAGAACTTGCAGAGAGAATAAAAGAAGCAGTACGCAAAGGCTCTAACTTTGGAATGTCATGATAAATAACGAAAAATTTAATTTAGCTACAGGTGGCAATACTTACAATGTAGTACCTTTAGTTACAATAGTATCTAATTCAGGCATAATTGCTAATCATTTTTCAACACAACCTATAAACGTAGATTTATCATTTTCTGACGACACTACTTCATATGTTGCTTCTTTAAGTTATGATCCATTACTTTTAAACGTATCTTCTATAAAAGAGTCAGTAGATGTTGAAACTCGTAAATATAAAACATCATCTGTTACCATTACACTTTCCAATGCTAAATATCTTGGTAGACGTTTAAGTGATAGTTATACAGATATAATAAATGGTGATGTAGAAATATATTTTAAAACACAAAACATTACTGACCGCTCAAGAGCAATGTTAGTTTATAAAGGTACAGTCAGAAGAATATCTCAAACTGACACAACTCTTACTTTAAGTGTAGAAGATGCTTCAGAACAAAAAGTACATAAAGATATACCAGAGAGTATAACAAACGAAACAGATTTTAAGTCTAAATTTAAAAATAAACCTTTTCCTATGGTAATAGGCAAAGTTGATAGATCACCTTGTATAACTTCATTTGGTACGACAGGAGAATATGATATAGATAATGATGGTGATTTAGACGAATATGATTTTGTAAGAGAAGTTTTTGCTGACAGAAAAGAATTGGCAAAATTAATACCTGAAAATTTACAAGTTGGAAATAATAAAATTGGCGTTACTTCATTATATGCCGAAGTAGATGATGACTATGTTGGTATTTATCCTAATACTCAAATAGACTTTGAATCTGGTTTAGGTGAAGGAGATTTAAACTATTCAACTCTAGTAACTAATAATGGATTTTGTTTTTTAAATTTATTCAATGAAGAAGGTGATACTATAGAAGAATTAGCACGAAATGATACTGCTGCAAATAAAGGTAGAGTTTTAGTAGAAAGAAAAGAAAATAAAATAGAAAGAGTTGTTCAAACTAAAGGATTGGATAGCAATTTTACCTTTAAAAGTGGAATAGTACAAGGCGAAGATTTTATAGAAGATTCTAATTTAAATTTTAACAGAATAAATGATGGAAATTCAAATAGTTGTGTTGAAATAGAAGGCGACTATAAAATGCTAGAAGAAGAACAAAATTTCTTTAAATATTTACATTATAGTTTTGCCTATTTAAAATTTCATTTTGATTCGTTACCATCTGGTGTTACTGTAGATATAAATGATGCTTCAACATGGTCAAGGTATATAGCAAAAATACAAATTTTAGACAACACTCTACATAATGTTCCAAGTGATGGTTTACCTATTAAAATGCCATTAGTAAGTGTATTTACTCAAGAAAATAATTTTGGTGGACAGCTAGAAGCAAAACCTTTTGCAGATGTTGAACCTAAAAGTCTATTAATACATCATGATCATACTAGAATGAATGTTGAAAACGTATTTCTTCCTAATGATGATAATCCCAATTTGCCTATACCTGCAAAAATTATTAAACCACCTGTAGATGAAAATAGTCAAGAGGATGGTAGATTGCATATTTTTGCAACAAGTCAATCTGAATACAATAGTTATGATGGTAATAGTCCATTAGGAAGAATACATCCAATTTTAGTGCCTAATGAATCTAATTATTATTGTCTTGGATTACCAAAAATTGCAAGAGAAGGACTTTATCGTGAGGAAGATGATAATGAAAATGTAACTCTCCACTATCCAAATATAGATATTCCTGCCAAAATAAGAATATTTGAATCATCTATGTGGGCGATGGGAACTTTAGACAACTTGCTGCAAAAAAATTTTTATGCAAACGTATGGGGTAGACCTACAGGTAATTTAGGTATATATAATTTACAATTAGTTCCTGATATTGGACAGTCTACAAATGAAATAGAAGAAAAAGCGACAGGACAACTCTTAAAGTATTTGTTTGATAATAATCCTTTTGTAGTTATAGATGCAAATACAATATATAACATATTAAGAGATAATTTACAAGTCTATCCTACGCAAATAATAGTAGAAGAGCAAGTTTCAACTGATCCTAACAATCCGTTTGGAGGAGTAACAATAGATATTACTGACTGGCAAATAGTTAGAACAATAAATAGTAATGAAATATCATTACAATTTAGATGTGATGGAATTGTTACAAGCTATTCTAATGAGCAGGAGGAAGGAAGTGAACCTACAATACCAAATGGTGATGTTAAAGTTGTATTATCAGATGGACAAGAATATACTTTACAATCTGAATATAGTGATTATTATGAATTTGCTACATTTGATATAATACCTATTGAAAAAGCAGGAGAAATAGTACAGCATATTTTACAAGAAGAGTGTAAGTATGATGGAGAATTTAATGAAGATGAGTTTAACGATATAGAACAGATACATAGTGGATGGAATTTTGCTTTTACGCAGAGCAAACTAATAAGTTCCAAAAAATTAATAGAAGATTTTTCAAGATCAACTAAGTCATTTCCTAGATTTAGAGCTGACGGAACTTTTGGTTGGAATGTAGTCAAAGATACTTACTCAGACGATGATATAGACTTAGTAATAGAAGAATCAGATATTATTAACTACAGATATGACAGGACAAAATTAGAAGATGTAAAAACTAAGGTAAAAGTGTTGTTTAACATTGACTATGCTAAAGGTAACCATTTATTTTCTACGGATGATATTCTAGCGACAGACTATGTTAATACTAGTATATATCAGTATTATGGTTTAGCGACTGACGACTCAGACTCTACTTTAAACTTTGAAAGCGATTATATTAGAGATAGATATACAGCAGAACAGTTGCGTAATTGGTTGCTTACTTGGAATATGAATCAAAAGAATTTAATTAGTCTTACGTTACCAATTAAATATATAAACTTAGAAGTTGGTGATGTCGTTGCTTTAGACAAGGAAATACAAGGCACAAAGATATTTGGAGAAACCTACACACAGACATCAATTACCAGAAATGGACAAGAAATATATCCATATTTTATGGTATATGAAACCAACAAGAATTTAGAAAAGGTAGATATAAAACTAATACAACTACACAACCTTGATATTAATAATTTAGGAATAGTCATAGAGCCAGAAGTGCAACAAGAAGAGTCTAATGTTGTAGTTCCAACAGGTGATGTAAATGGCGATGGCAATGTAGATGTTGTAGATATAGTAAATGTAGTTAGTTTTGTTTTGGAAGTAAAGCAGCCTACTGATGAAGAGTTTTTTCAAGCAGATATAAATCAAGATGGAAACTTAGATGTATTGGATATAGTTGCTTTAGTAAATATAATATTAGGATAAATATGAATTTGTTATATGGAAATGGCGAGGTAGTTTTAGAGGAAAATACAGAAGTTGTTGGACTTCAAATACACTTTATGGGTAAAATAAATGTAGTAAGTAAACTTCCTGATAACTTTAACGTAATATTAGCAGATGGTAAGATATTAATATACAGCTTAGAATTATCAGTTTTACCTGAAATTCTATTTACTTATAATGGTTCTTTTAGAATAACACAATGTATAGCTTCCACAAATCAAGGTGAAAAGGTAAATGTTTTTCCATCAAATAATTATTTAGGTTTTTGGTCTAAAACTAATAGCACTTACGATGCAGGATCGGAGTGGGAAAATTATTCAGGTGGATATAGATATGGAGCAAAGGTTTACATACAGAAAAATAATATACCTAAATTAGAAAAAGGTACAAAAGTAGTTAAAAGAGAAAGTGTAGCAAGAAATGTGTCGCGACAGACAACTAGAAGTAGTGGAGGTTATTAATGGCTAAATATCAAAACGTAGGTACGCCAAGATTTTATGTAGATTATTTTCAATATGCTATAACAACAGGTATATTATCGGATGAAGATATAAATGTAGTAACTGGAAGTAATTTTAATTTAGATCAAATTAGAAATTTGTTTTATTTAAATCCTACCAAAACAAATATAATAAAGGAAGAATATCTGCAAGTGTACAATGATGCAGAGTTTAAAGAGCTAAATATACGCACCAATACTAATTTTAAAACAACAGACTATGCTTTTGATTATTATGGAATATTAAATCATAACTTAAAAGAAATATATTCTCCAAATATAGAAGGTGGATCTATGGGTTTAAGCTATCAAGATGATAGTAATTATTATGCAGTTTTAGAAAATATACAAAATACTAATAGCATAAATATGAATGTAGATCAAATTAATTCTAATGGTTTTTCTTTTGTAGATCTCAAATCAGGTAATAATGAAATAGGCGCAGATCCATTAGCAGTATCTTTTGATTTTAGATTTGTAAATGAAGAAAATGTAAATTTAAAATTAGGTGCATTGACTGCAGGATATTATTATGATATGCCTCATTCACCTGACTTGGATCTAACTCTTACTAGAGAGTATGGCGGCTCAACCAAACAGTTTACTAAAGGAGGTTATCTTTTAACAAACTATAACTATACTCAACCACCTACTTGGGGAGATTCTGAGCCTTGGGGTACATATACAAATACACCAAGAAAAGTACAAAAAAGAAGAGCAGGTAGAAGAAGATGGGATTTAAAATTTTCCTACATAGCATCATCAGATTTGATGGCTGATATTGAAACATTAGATAACGATATATTGTCAGATTTAAATGTTTTATCAAATACATACGATCAATTTGCAAGTGGTTCAACTGAAGATGGATTTGATTTTGCCTTCAGGCAAGACACAAGTTTTTTTACTCAATTTATGCAGAAAACTTTAGGTGGTAGTTTAAGGTTTATATTTCAACCAGATAAAACCGACTTTAGTCCTGATGGTTTTGCTATATGTGTATTAGATCAAGATTCAATATCGTTCAAGCAGGTAGCTCACAATACTTATAATGTAAGTCTTAAAATTCTTGAAGTCTGGTAGGATCAGGTAGAGGAAAGTCTAAGAATTGAGCCGACCATCTAATAATTCTATCAAGATAGTCCTGAAACTCATCTTGTGATAATTTACTAGTAGACTGCACATCAAACTTAAACTTTAATACTTCGTGCATCTTATTGTCAGAATAACCAAGATGTTGTGCTAATAGTCTTACTATTACGCCTCTATAGTAGTTATTTTGTTTGTTAGTCTTTTTCTTTGGTAGTTCTTTTACAGTTAGAACGACATCTCCATGCAACTTATATAAGTCGTTTTGAAAGTCGTCTTTATTATTTAAGGTAAGCTTACCATTCTTAACCTTGCCAAATACTCTGATCTCAATCATACAAATCATTTACTTCTTGGCAATCTTTTAAATATTCAATAAATTCATCATAACAACAAATATTATAATTGCTTTTGTAATCATTTATCTTAGACTGTAATTCAAATGCAAGTTCTTTAAGTTCATCATATTCTTGTTTTTGTTGATATGGCATATTGTCTAATGGTATAACTTTCACTTTATAATTCCTCTATTATTTATATTATTAATATAATACATATAACTAATATAAGTCAAGATATAAAATATCTCCTTAGTAATTTAAATGCTTCTTTCCATACATCTATTCGATAATGCTCGTTAAATCGTTTAATGCCCATACCATGCCTATCCTGGTGATGTTCTCTACATAGAGGTATACAACTGAAATCTTTAGGTGTTTGTTTGTTTCTATTATTACCCATACCTATAGCTTCTAGGTGATCAGGATCAACAGGTGTGCCGCCACATATTAGACAATGTTGTGATTTAATATACTTTAAATATTCTTTTGTGTCAATCGCCATATTTTTTCGCCTATTACTTTTACAACAGGTACACTTACTGCGTTGCCTAATTGTTTATATCTTTGAGTGTCAGACTGACCGTCTGTCCATCCATCAGGAAAGCCTTGCAATCTCTCTGCTTCTGTTGGAGTTAATCTTCTTATATTTTTATCTATTATAAGTGGTGGCATAGTAGATATATCAGTTTTAGAGTGCTTACGAGTAGACAAACAAGGACTATTACCATCTTTTCTTATCCTCAAACCTTCATCATTTCTGAAGTCAGCAACCTTTATATAAGTTTCACCCATAGCATGAACGCCTTTATGTAAATTTGATGTTATTGTTGAACAATATTCGCTACTCCTTTGCCTCTCCTTTTTTCTGCTCTGTTCAAATACTCTATCGCTTTCTCTGATAGGAAATATTTTTGATCTACTTCCTTCTCCAATATATCCGACAATGTATATTCGCTCTCTATTTTGAGGTAAAAACCACTTAGTATTAAGTAGTTGGCATTCAATGGTATAACCAATTTCGGTAAGAACTTTGTATATTGTAGCAAATGTTTGTCCATTGTCGTGGTTAAGTAAGCCTTTAACATTTTCGAGTATAAAGTATGAGATTGGTTTGCCAGTTTCTTTGAAATATCGCAAAATCCGTGCAATTTCAAAAAATAATGTTCCTCTTGTGTCATTGAATCCTTGCCTTTTTCCAGCAATCGAAAACGCTTGGCATGGAAATCCTCCACAAAGGATTGTAATGTCGCTTGGCAAGTCTTTTGGTTGAATAGTTGTAACATCTCCGAGTTCTGTTGCATTTGAAAATCTCCTTTTATATTGCTTGGAGGCATATTTATCTATCTCACTATATCCTATCCAATCAAACTCAAAGCCTGACTGTTCAAGTCCTAAATGAAAGCCACCAATACCACTAAACAAGTCTAATAACTTCACTTGCTTAGTTCGTATATCTTATCGTGTAATTCTTTTTTTTCTTTTAAATAATCAACTGCTCTCATCATTAAATACGTTTCTCCACGATCCTCTTTAAACGCTACCATATCTACATTATCTGTCATACCTAAAAATTTTGGTATTTGCTTTCTGCATTTTGCCTGGACTTTAGTTTGACCTTCAACAAGCAAATCTACTTCTTCAGGTAGTCCTAATGACTTACCATTACTTCCCCAAGCTCGGACAGCCTTAAATTTAAATGACTCAAACAACATAACAAGTTGTCTTTCAAATCTATTACCCTTCTCTTTGGATTTGTTCGGCATTTGATTCTCCTAATGTTTTGTTAAACTTCATTATTACATCGTTCAATTCACCATCACTTAAATTATTTATTTTATAATGCGGCGAATCATTTTGCACTTCTAGTTGATGTAATGGTTTACTTTTGTGATATAAGCCTAAATTTGCCCATATAAGGAACTTTTTTATTATACTTAGAGTGAACATGGTATTCTCCTAACTCTTAGGTGTAAAAGCCTTGTTTTCAAAATGTCTATCATATCTCTTGTAATTTCTACATTATAATCAGTTATCTTGCCTAAATTCTTTTCATAATGTTTTATCATCTTTTCGTATGTTTCTATTACGACATGGTTTTTTTCTTTCATTATTTCCTCTACTTTATACGGACTGATGCGGAAGGCAACATATACATATGGATTTGACTCCTCAATATAGTTCTATACACTTCCGCACTATCAAGTAGTTACCAATGACTGACGAACAGTCCGCTTTGTTATGTTTGGAGTTTTTATCCTGCAACTTCCAGCCAGTAAATTTCGAAAATGAGCCAAGCCACATTCAAACCTGACTCATTTTCTTTTCGTTCTCTCCCAGAGTTTCTTGCCACTTTCTCTCTTAGCGCAACTCTCACAAATTATTTGTTCTTCCCATTCTACCTCTTTAAACATGGCTTTCATTAAACTTTTATCATCTTTATACATATGTGTTCCATATTTACTACACATATCGCATTTACTATCAAGTTTGCCTAAATAATAGATCATCTTTTTTACTCCATTTAACTGCAATATTATCTGCAACATTAATAGGCAAAAGATAACCTTTACTTGTTTTTGTTTCTGTATTTTTATATTTATTTTTTTTATGTAGAGTTTTTAAAGTACGGATTGGAAATTTCCAATAATTATCATAATCTCCAATTAAATATTCTTCAGATTTATCTTTTCTATATATGCCACTTTTAGTCCAATTTTTAATATTTTCATTTGTTTTTTCATGAGTTTCAATATATAAATTTCCTGTTTTTTTATAATTACAATCTAATTTAATTTCAATGTTTAAATTATTTTCTCCAACTTCAAATTGAAATGTTTTAGTTTGGTAAAAAAACATATTTATACCTTTAGATTGATATAATTCTTGGATAAATGTAGCATATTTATCTCCTTTTTCCATCATTTTTTCATAATATAATGTCATACTTGATTACCCCAAACATCCCAATCGTCTACTTTTTTTCTTCCAAAAAGTTCAATTTTATTACTATAAGGATATAAGGTATTTATTATTTCTCTAAATTCTTCAGGTTTTTCACTATGTTTATTTGTTTTTTCAATACTTTGTACACTATCAAAAAGTTTAATATTTTGAGGCGTATAGCTACCTCTAGTACAAATTAATAAAAATTCATGTCTTACTGAGTTGTAATGCCCCATATTATGTTTTACTTTATCCCATACAAATGAAGATTTGTAATTAAATCCCCAAGCATTAATGACTAAAAAGGTATCTTCAAGAAGTGGTGATGTAGTCCATAAAAATAAAATAGAATTTTTATCTGCTATTTCACCTATATCTAATTCACAAAGTTCATCTATTGACATCGTAGGATAATGTTTTTCTGCACCACCTAATTTTTCTGTATTTTGTTGATCATTATATTTCCATGGTGGATCAGCATATATAACTTGATAAATACCTTCAACCTTTTGAGGATTAGATTTTTTAATTTCTTCTATTTTTTCTTGCCTTTCTATCTGCCTTGCTACTCTTATTGCTCCACTAGTAGATAGCTCTTTTTCAACCTCTAAATAATTTTCAAACTTTTCTTCAGGTATGTTTGCTATTTTTTGCCACTTTGACGATTGATTATAAGTAATACCCATATCACTAAGTGTTTCACAACCCCTAACAGGCTGTGAGGGGTTAGGATTCCCACCTTTTGCTTTAGGCGTTTCTTTTAACAGTTCTCCTGCTCTTCTTTCGGCACGAAGTTTAATTTCTTCTGCCTTTCTTATAACTTCTGGCGACTCTTTAGCTTGTTTTAAGGCATACCTATAAGCCTCAGCTTTATCTCGCAGTTGTTTTATCTCATCTACAGAATGACACTCTATTACTGCGTTTTTCATTTTATTCCATAATATTAATTCACTCATTGTTTTCCTTGCATTTTTTACATATTTTTTTTGTTTTTCCTAATGATGTAATATCGTAATACATCAATTCCTTGTTTAAATTCATGAACATAGGTGGTATTTCCCATACTTTTTTACATTTTGTACAGTATCTAAGCTTTTTATCGACTGAAGGCTCTTGTTGGCGTTCATGCTTTCGATGAGTTTCATGCCTAGATGGATACAAGTCTTGAAAGTAATCATTTACCCACCATCCGTTTGGAAACTTTGGACATAATTTCTCTAATTTCTTCTGGAGATGCAGATCGTTCTTCATATTTTTGTTGTTGTTTACGAAATTGTCGTCTTTCTTTCTGCATTTTCTCATCACTCAAATCTACAATATTATTTTTATTATTTTCCATATTATTTTTATTCCAGTTTCCTGCCGCCATATGCCAATTCCTCATCTTATTCTTACCTACCATCCAACCTTTAGACTCGTAAAAGTAATAAAACTTTTCTGCTTGGTTCTTAAAGTCAGGATATTTCATTTTTTTAAAGTAATTTATAATTTCATCTAAGCTTGGACTTTTAAACCTAACATCCTTTTTAACTTTAACTTTATCCTTATCTTTATCTTTAACTCCTAATGAAGAGTTGTTTAAGTGTTGATTAAGTGTTGAATTTATAATATTATGTTTAGTTAAAATACCTATAACAGACTTATGTGCATTAACATTAGGATTTAAAGTTCCATATTGAAATTCACAAAAATCACTTAACCAATATTTTTTATCACTTATTTTTATAATTTGCTTTTCAAAGCTTTTTGGTAGTTTTGTAACCTGGAAGCCAACCATAAACGAGGTCAGCTTCCAATTTACTTCCCAAACACCTGCATGATCGCAAGAATCGGTCATATATATCCACAAAAGCTTATCTTTAGGCTCTAAGTCCATAAACCAAGACTTGTTCCATTTTTGAGTATCTGTGAATCGTTTAGCCATTAGAATGGCATTCCATCATCTTCAGACTTTAAATTATCAGCTAAATTTATACTGAGTGATAAGAAAGCTTTACCACTATTTGTAGCAACTTTTTTCCAAGCTGCGATTCGAAACTCTGCTCCATCTACATTTAGCTTACCTGTCATATCAGGTTTTTTATCGTCTGGATTATTTGTATCTTTACCATCATTTACAAATAAAACACCTTTGTTTGTATTATCATACTCCATAATTACTCCTTTAATTTATAATTCGTTTATATCGAATTGTATTTTCTTTTTACTATAACTCTTACCTGATTTATTCAAAGGTAAATCATCTTTTGGTATAGACATTTCATTACCATCATCATCTTTTTGTCCAAGTCCAAGCATCGCAGTTAGTAAATATCTTCTACCATATGTCATAGCTTGTCCAACTGTATGAGGTGTTACGTTACCTTTCCTATCTTTGACAGGCATCATTATTTCTGATGATAACATTTGACCTGATGTGTGCATTAATTTACAAGTAACCAGGAAGACACCATCTCGCCATTCTGATCCTTGTGTAACTGATAAGCCATATTTAGGCAGTATTTCAAGACTTGTTTCTAAAACTGCTTTCAAGTCTGCATAGTCTGAACCAAAATGTGGATTCTTTGAATTTTTTACAACTCCATTTACTAACTCTTTTTGAGCCTCCATTAATGCAGTTGCTATTTCGTTTAAGTAATTTGTCATTTATTTCCTTTCATTTGTAAGTTACCTACAAATACATCTATATTTGTATGGTAGTTTTAATGTTAATTCCTTTCATTGTTTATCGAAGAACAAGAGCCTTTCATTAGGCTCTTTTTCTTTTCAAAATAATATCCTTATTTATAATTCTAACTTGCATAGTTTTTTATCAAATCTATCAATTTTTGTTTGATAGTAATATTATCTTTTGCAGTTTTAACTTTTAGTTTAGTCCATAAATCAGAATCAACTTGCAGTAAATATTTTTTATCCATTTTATTCCTTTCTATATTATGTCTGTTAATATCCAAGATGCTTGTCTTTGGCGAGGCAACCTTGCAGCTTCTTTAACTTTAATTATACTATCTTGTCGCATACTACGAAACTCACGTTCATAGCTACTACTACTACCTAGTCTTTTTCCAAACCTCTGTAAACCTTCAAAGCTTAAGTCTTGTATATCAGACGTTCTAAAGGTCTTTTCTCCAATACTTTCTTTAACCTGGTAAAGGTAATTCAATATATGTTTTCTGATTGTCATTGTTTATCCTTTCTTATTTTATAGTTCTAAATATGAAATATATCTTGTCCATTATATCGTAAATCAATACTAACATACTTAAATTAGTTATCAAAATTATAATAATAATTATAAGTATAAAAGTAAAATATTTATCAATTTTATAATTCATCAATATACCATTTTTCTTTAAATTGATCTATCTGTGATT